TTTGCTAAGTTTACATAGTGATGACAGAATCCAGATATCCAGTGTGAACTAGGAATCCATAGGTTCTGATTACTTCTTACATGAGCTGCTTCTTTACCATGAACAGAAGCGGTTTGCAATTTGCTTTCTGATGCCCTTAACTCTTCACATACTTTATCACAGATGTCTTTAGGTAACATCGTGTCATACCAAAGATACTTATACATACGCCATCCATCCTGTTAGAATATACTTCATCTCACTAGGACTAACCTGTGATCTGTGTAGGTGTGTCCAATAAGGAGGCCAGATAACCATCTTACCAAGTTCTGCTTTGCATGTTATATCTTGGTGATAGAAGTCTGTCCCACCTTTATCTTCTACTGTATTCAAGTATAGCATCCAAACTAAAGTTCTGACACTACTCTTAATACCGACATTCTCACAATGCCACTTCTTATACCCTTGACTGGGTAAGAATCTCTGAAAGTTGATAGCGGGTGCTTCTAACATCCACTGATCAATAGAGTTTAATGATTCATATTTTTTTACATACTTCTCTACATTAGCGTGTAGTGCTTTTAGTATTGGCACCATTGCTGCACCCCAGTCTGGGTTGTTGTCTACTAAATCTTTTGTTAGAGATATCTCCTTATCATCTTTAATCTTTGGATCAAAACCTACAGTGCTAACACCGACAGTTTGTAATTTAAGATTAGACTCAAATAACTGAATCATTCTAACACAGTCTGTAGACGTAATTGACTGTGGATATTCTTCTATAAAATTACTGGTCGATTTTTTCTTCTTCAACTTCACAATCTGCACAACCATTGGGTGATCTTAACTCCACCCATGTCAATGTGGCTTCGTCCCATAACCATTGTAGCGTAAGACAACCATTCTCGTCAACCTCTTCTGGAGGTCTTGGATTAGGAGGTTCCCATATCCAGAGGTCTTCATTAAATGTCCACGAAGGAAATCTACATTGTGGATAAAATTTTAAATGTGTAGGATGCCAATGATTACCTTTTGATGGTCTACCTGTAGAATCTGTAGCAGGAATCCATTTCCCAACTACCATACCCATCGGGTTGAATTGCATTAACTCTTGAAAGTCATCTCTACTATTACAAACAATAACGTTTTCCACCATGTTCTTGTCATTGACAAAAGCATAATAACCAAATTCAGTTGTCATAAAATTACCTAGTCCAAGTTGTATATCCTTGGCAGTCAACACCGCCACCACTAGCAGCGTAGATACCTTCACCGTTTCCTTCACTAGCACCATGTCCTAGATAGCAACCAGTAGAGGGATCTCCACTATTACCGTTAACACCCGCACCACCTATAGTAGTTTGGTTGTTGTTAGCATTGTATCCACCATTATCATTATCTGCTTTAATACCGTCTAACACAAAGTAATTAGCACTACCACTCAGTCCAATACCACTAGATGTAATTAAAACTGACTGTCTAGGAATAACCTCAGTCTGTCTAGCAACACCTTCTCTTGATAATGTCCACTCAGCTTGCACCCAACTTCCTAGGTTACTTAGAGCAGTATTCCAAGAAGTAGTATTGTTAGTGCTACCATAACCCCATGTCAATACTCTTACAGCAGAAAATTCCAATGATGTAATCATACTCCCAATTATATAGTCAGTATTTGGAGATGGAGTTCCAAGAACACCAGACCTACTCAACCAGTAAGAACTACTTCTCCTGCTGTTACCGCCAGCTATTGTGCTACTGTTCCAGTTATTAGATGACATTAACATCCAACCACCACCTGACATCCAACAATATATCTCCTGTGCAGCACCTGTGTAACCTACAGGTTTGATCCAGTATGTTCCATCTCCTGCACCAGGATTTGCAGCAAGTATTTGTAATGCGTTTGCAGCAGGGTTACCAGATGACTGTCCTATAGTAGAGTCTACATTTGATATTGGGTATCTAACAATAACGATACCGTTACCACCATTACCCGCAGTTCTGTTTGGATAGCCAGCACCACCGCCACCTCCTCCATAACCATTACCACCTGTTCCACCGACAATAGTTCCTGCAGCAATACCGCCACCACCTAGTCCGCCAGGTATAACCTCGTTAGTTGGGTTGTTGCAGTTTGCTCCTGCTCCACCACCCGCATAGAATTTATTAATACCATCTATATCAAACATCAAACCATCACCGCCCATTCCTCCTTTTGGTGCAGATCCATCTTGTCCTTGTTCGCCAGCTCCACCGCCACCGCCACCACCCCAGTCAGGGGATGAAGGTGTGCAGTTACCACCGTATTGACCAAATCCACCAGATGCAGAACTTGGTTGTAAACCTGGTTGACGTTGACCAGAGTAAGGGTGACTTCCTCCACCACCACATCCTCCTGCACGTGCATTACCTCTATCATTACTACCTCCTGCACCACCGCCACCGCCACCTAGGGCAGTGAATCCATTAAAAGAACTATCTCCACCATTGTCACCTTTGGTGTCTTGGTTATAGTATCCTGCACCACCAGATCCAACAACAACTGGATAGTTCCCTACAGATAAAGAAACGTTTGACTTATATACTAATCCTCCTGCTCCCCCGCCACCATTACTACAGTTACCATCAGAACATCCTCCACCACCGCCACCACCGACGATCATGAAGTCCATCTTTGCATCATTCTGTGTAGACTGAACATTGAATGTTCCAGAACTTGTAAACTTATGGACACGATATAAACCAAAATCATATACTTGACTTCCACCAGAAGCGTTAACAGTTGCTTCATCCAGTTTCTGCCACTTCTGTCCGTTCCATACTTTTACACATCCTACTGTGGAGTCGTATGCTAAAAATCCTTGTGATACGCCACCTGTAGGTAAGTTGCTAGTTGCATATGAAGGTAATTGGACACCAGCTCCTGCGTTAACTGTCCCGACATTCAGAGTTCCCATTGCACCTATGATTACTTTTACTAGTTATATTTAGCGAAAAACCTAATAGGGAAAAATTACCCAAAAAATTTTTTCAGTATATTTGTAATTAAAAAAGTCATTTTGAAACTACAACTACATACAAACCATTCCACCACATATTAATATCCTCTTGATCGTTCAACAATTCCCTCTCATATAATATCTTAAGTCCATTGTATTCTAGAAATTGTTTTGTAACCTCTACGTTCTTTTCTACATTTGCATCATCAACCACTAATGTAAATACGTCCTGTGTGAACGTTAACATCTGTGTATAAAACTCTATCATCTTTAGTTGATCATTGTCTCCATCGTAAAATATGATGTTGACATCCTGTTCAAAATCTTTTTTACCTAGTTGTGATGAGTCACCATTTAAAACTTTTATATCAAAGTCCAATGAGTCTGTTGTTATATTCTCTTGTAAGTTTTTAACAAAAGTATCCACAGTCACGTTCTCTAGTGCTAGATTCATATCCTCTCTTGCGGGTTGTAGATTAGGTTGTGACCAGTTATCGTTTGCATATGCAGCAACCATGTCATTGTTCTGCACTGCAGCACAGAACGTAGATCCTGCATAGACACCTACCTCAAGATATACTGCACCCTCCTGAGAACATAGGTTGTTTAAGAAGTGTCTGACTCTAGCAGATGACAATCCCTCTACATTATAATATGCAGTAGGATCTTTAGGATCATAAGTTCTATGATTAGACAGATACTTACCTGAGTTATTAAATGCTTCTATACAAGTTTCTACCTGTGGATGCATGATTAACTCTGACTTCTTCATATGTGCTTCTACAACTGCTTCACAATAGTTACAGTCCCAACAGTCAAACTTACATGTCTTTATTTTCTCTCTCCACTTCTTAAGTGGCGACTCTTTCATCTTTAATTGTTTCTCATATTTCTTATACTCAGGAAACATATACTCTTCATTATCTGCCCATCTTCTAATGAGATCCATACTCTCCTGCAGTCTCATCATATTTTCTCTGCCATGTAGTTTGAAAGTATCAATCCCTAGTTCTAGCATTTCCTCCCAGTCATCTCTCCATGGAGGTAGATTTGCTTGTTTAAGATCTGCCTCTGGATGTTCAATATCCCAAGTAGAACATGATACTCTACTGATAGGACTAGCAAAGAATATAGGATCATCTTTTGTTCTTGTAGCATTGTATTGATAATGCTCTGGCATGATAGGACAACCACCCCAACATGTTTCATTAACTAACATTGATAACATGACAGGTTTACCTAAGAACTTACAGTAGTCCTTTGCTTTTCTGATACGTAGTAGTTGTTCTTGATCTCTCATGAGATCACGATCTAGATTGATATAATTAAACCCTGCTTCTGCTAATGATACTATCTCACTAGGTTTTGTAACCTCTCTTAGTATAGTATTTTTAATGAATAGTTCTGGGAACGCTGCTTGTATTTGTCCTGTTGATACCCATGATGTATGAGGTAATGTAACCACTCTGACTCCAGAGTTATAGACAGGAGCAAACTCCTTTATCCATAAGTCTAGATTCTTTTGATCTGGTCTAACCCATATATTATTAAACGTTGCTGACAGTGGTATATCAGATTGATTTGAAATATAACATGCAGACTCTATCAGTGCTTCATTGACAGTAAAACAATCCCCCATAGCGTCTTGGTCAAATGGAGGGATTCTACATGTAAAATATAAATCTAGTATATATTCTCGATACTCTTTAAGAAATGGAAGGAATGTATTAGTTACAAACTCTTCATTCAGTTTCGGATTGATCGGGAGACTGAAGACTCTTTTGTTCATTACCAATTATTTGTTCATAGAGTTTTAGATCCAAGTTATCCTCTACATTATCGAATGTAGGAATACGAGGTGCAGATCCATCTACCATCATTTTGTCCATCTGAGGTTTCAATTCGTTTTGAATCTTACCGATGCCCGCATTAAGTAGACCAGAGTATTGCATGGCTATATTTAGTGTAGCATATTGATCTTCTTCACGCATCATTGCTATCGAATCTAAGTTACCAATGCCTATTCTACCTGTGCAATATACATCCATTGCTGCTTGTTTACCCATACGAGCAACCCAATACTTTCTCTCTTCTTCTTCTTTATACTGTGCAGCTTCGATAAGTTCTTCCATTGAATCATATTTTTTATTGACCCAATCCATGAACGCTTGTAATTCATTAGAAGATTGATGAACTGCTATTTTAAATCTACCGATGTCAAGTTTAAACTCATCAATATCACATTGCATCAGTCTTCTAGCATAGGGGTCATCCTCTATTTCTAGTCCTGCTTCTAATTGTTCTATCTTTATTCTCTTTCTTTCTATGTCTAAGAAAAGTTTTTTTCTCTCATGATTACGTGTAGAGATTTCAGTCAAAGTCTGACGTAGTTTTCTTTTGTCAGTTACATGGGAATTGACAACGAAGTTCTTGATTTGTTCATGTGTCATTCCGAAGTCCATATTGTCCTCTACAAAGGACTCTATGGAATCAGGTGATATAGTCATAAATTAAAATTGTAAACCTTGTTTTATAGGTAATGGTGTCCAGTTATCCTCCTCAGTATTTCCTAATTCAATTGCCTGTTGTTGTGGCATAGGAACTCCCAAGTATTTCTCCCATAGAACGTTGAGTTCTTTTATTGTAGCACAGTTTTTAAATTCTTGCTTAAGGGCAACCATTGCTCTGTAAAGTGCTGAG